TCAAACCTCCCTGCAGTACCAAGACTGCGCATACAGCACCCCATCGACCTCTTCCAGACCACTTAGCGTTAAACCGAGCGTCGCCATGCTGGTCAGGCGAGCATCAAGAAGCGGCCGAAGCGGTGGCTCATCACCCGGCCAGGCGCCATGCCGCAGAGACGCGGTGCTGGACGTTCTTTTGAGGATGTCAGACGGCGCACTGGAGAAAATGATATCGCCCGTCACCGGCTCGGCACTGGCGATATCCCTTTGGGATCTGGCGACGCCGCGCTCTCTCATGGGCACAATCAGGAAATTCATTTCTTGCTATATACTGGATAAAAAAACAGTATCAAAAGTCAGCCTGGTGATTTTCAACGCCACGCTGATCGGCGGTCAGCGATTCAGCTCCCTGACATAAGACTGGCACGCGGCCAACGCAATCAGTCCTTGGTCACCGGCATCGGTGATGGCGACAATTCGTTGAGCATGCGCTGGGTCAAGTCGGGCGCGTACGGCTGCATGATCCACGCCGCCGGCGCCGGTGGCGGCTGGCACACCGCAGCCTTTGGCAGCATCGGTTGTGTCGAGGAGGACTGACAGCCGCAGGTCAGAAGTAGCGAGGCGATCGCGCAAGCGATCCTGGTTCTTTTGAGCATCGCTCAGTTCCTTGTAGTGGGTTTGCTCGCTGGCTGACAGGCGCTGCTCCAGCGCCAGCCGCTTGTCCTGCTCGGCCTGCTGGGCTGTGGCAGCGCCCAGGGTCAGCTGATTGAGGGTTTCGGTGTGCTGCCGCGCCTGCTCAGCCAACTGCTTCCCGTAGCGCCAGTCCTGAAACTGCCAAGCGCCGGCGGCGCCGATCAGCACCAGCGCCAGGCCACCCATCGCTTTCCACGGAACAGCCATCACGGCACATCCCTGAAGAAGACGTGACCACCCAGCTTCAAGGTCTGCTTGGCCTTCGCAGCCCAGGCCGGCGGCGTCTTCATGGCGAGTGCGTAATAGTGCGTAGCGCCGCTGGTGGGATCCTGCACTTTCCCGTCAATCACCTGGTCCGCGACGATCCGTGCTTGCGCCAGTTCGCGGAACGGAATTTCCTTGGCGCCGCTGAGGTATGGAAAATTTGGGTCGTTCTTGTTCCAGCAACTGAACTGATATGGCTTCTGGCAGACTCCGGCGTAGCCCTCGCCCCACCAAGAGTTGGTCTTGCCGTCGAAAACGCGATTGCGGATAGACCATGCCACGGCCACTCGGCCGCCCGAGCTCTCGCCGCGAGCCTCTCCCCAGATGGTTCGAGCGAGCACATCGCGGTCTTTTTCGGTAGTAGTCATACTTTTCTCCAGACAAAAAAATACCCGCTCAATGGCGGGTACGTCGTGCGGCTATTGAATTCAGGCGAGATCGGCAGCCACTGTCTGTGGGTCGGCCACAATTACGGGCGCTTTCGGCTCGTTGGGCCATACCGGCGCCGCGTACCAGCCCGGCTGGACCGTGACTTTGCCAAGGGCAAACTTGTAGTTTTTCCACGCCTTCACGTTGACCAGCAACGCGGACTGCTCGGCTTCGTCCTCGGGTGTCGCCTCGCCTGCGTCGATGCCGTAACCGATGGTGTCGATGCGCTCCTGAATGCGGGATATCTGCGCCAGCGCTCGGGTGTTTCGAGAGGACAGCTCGGCTTTGGCTGCCGACAGCTGAGCGGCCTGCTCGGCGGCGTCCTTCATTGATTTGGTAACAAGTTGGGACCAGTCGATGTTCATGCTTCAAACCCTCCGACCTGCGCTGTATTGGACGCCGGCAACGGCTGCGGCAAGGCCACCGGCCCATCCTGAACATTCAGTAGCGGTTCGGGAAACGCCTGCTCCGGGCTGAAATTAACCGGCAACGGGAGAAGAAGTGTCAGCTCAAGTTCACCGGCGATGTTGCTCACCTCGCCGGTGAACCACGAAGATCTGATTGCGGCCGCCGGCAGGGTGTCACCGGCACCCATCTGTGAGAAGTCGAAAGCCTCGCCATTGACGGTCAGCACCGCGCCAGAACGCGACAGTTCAAGCGTGTCATCGCGGCGCTGAGGACTCAGAACAATTTTCATTAGAACCACCTTCCTACAGCCAGCCCGTAGATTGTCAGATTTCCCGCAGTGCTTTGCGGGTGATAAAAGGCAAAACCCGCTCCCGTGAATGTTGCACTGAGCGTCGTTACGATCAGCTGCACGCTGTTTGCGGTTGTACCGGTCAGCGACGGAACCGTACCAACGAATGCCGCCGGGTATGTCCAAGACGCAACGCTTGGTGAGATGTACAACGCACCAAACACAACGGTTGGCCCTGGGCACAGCAATTGTGGGGAGATGCAGATCATCGTGCCGTCGGCGAACTTGATAGCCCGCCCATTTGCGTTCACGACGTTTTCGATGATTGCTCCGGTAGGAACCCCGCCAGACTGAGACACCGTTCCGAGAATCGCGGCAACAGCTGCAGCTCCAAGGCCGAGCCCCGTACGCGCAGCAGCTTGAGTAGTGCCGCCAGTGCCGCCTTGCGCAACAGGAATCGCTGTAGGGAGCGTTGATGGGCTTCCCGTTGCCCCTAGCGCCGTATAAAGCTCGTCAAAATTGATCTGAGTCTTGGTGAATGCACTTCGTGGTGTATCGCCGCCCACGCCCGTAGGAGCAGTGCCGAGATTGATCGTCTGCTTTGCCATGGTTTTCCTTTATATCGTTGAGTATTCAGGCCAGCAATTTGGCGCAGAGAAATGGACGATGGCCCTGATCAGTCCAGGCGACGAAAGCGAGGCTGTACATCATGATTCGGCCATTTGCGTAATCGACACCCAGGGCGCACCCGCCACCGGTGCCGCTGTTGTGGCAGTTCATCGGGAAAGGATTCAAGGAATCGTACTCGCCAAC